TCAAGCCTGGCGGGTTGGGGGAGTTGGAGCTGAATTTTTCAACGGCCTGTTAAGGATCTGTTCCATGGTTAGGTCGCCACCGGAGGCACGGAGCATTTCACCGGACAGGCCAGCCATGGAGATCAGCACGAGCAGCCAGAACGGCATGTCGGCGAGCGTCTGGTGCTCGTTGGGCATGAGTGTTTCCTTGGGAGTTAGGTGGCCCGCAGCGCAGTCCTGCCAGGGAGCTAAGGGGCGAGGGGCCGAAACGAAAAAGCCCCGCACGATGGCGGGGCCTGGAATGGATTGGCGCAGGGTGGAGAGCCCGGCCGTTTTTCGCTTATCGCTGGCAGTGACATCCGCCATCGCCTGGGTGCGCCGGAAAGAAAAAACCCCGGCCAGATCGCTCTGTACCGGGGTTGCAAACTGTCGTCATCATGCACGCGCAATAGCCACATGATGGCTAAATATTCGGCCAACCGGCCACGCGAGTCAAGTCGCTTCGCTTGCTGATGACTCCAGATCAGGCTGAGCCAACATCAGCGCGCTCATGCTGCAGGGCCGTTCCGCACTGCCGCTGAATGTCGCCCAGGCGCGGCTGAGCACTTCGAGATGGTGACGCATAGCCATCACCTCCAAGCCCATCCCGGCCCGTCTATTACGCCACTTTTAACCTGACCGCAGGTCGGAACAGCCGAACTTCTTCGGGCATGTCGCCATACTGAACTGGAAGACCAAGGACGAGGAACTGCTGCACAAGCAAGCGGCAAAGCCCAAGGAGTAGCCCGGCAAACGCTATCCAGATCGAGGCTTCCTTATGAGCCACACAGACACTCAACTCAACAATCTCCGCCTTCCAGAAGAGCTAAAAGTCAAACTCATGGAGGCGGCCAAAGAAAATAATCGATCAGCTATAGCTGAGATCATCGTCCGATTAGAAGAAACCTTCACCCGCGAGGATATTATCGAAGCCAAGGCCTCTCGAGACGCGCTGCTGGTCGAGCTTGGCACCGTGCTACAGACCAGTATTACAGCCGCTGAATATCTTAATGAGGTACAGAGCGCCCTTCAGGAAACTCAAAAAGTATTGGATGCAAAGCTGGCTGTTCCTCTGCCATCGGAGGAAACAAAGCCTAATCCCTAACCCCGCCCCCAGAAACAGAAAGCCCCGCTCGGGGCGGGGCCCGCGCCGAACCTAGCAGCTACCCAGCCCCTACTTCTCCAACATCACCTTCAGCGCCTCCGCCTCCATGATCTGCACCGTACAGCTTCACGCAGCCTGTTCAACCAGCACTCCCTCTGCCTGCAAGACTTCCTGCGCCTCTACCAGCGCCTCGTTCACCATACCCTCCAGGGCCTTGCAGATATCTGTCCGCCAGCGCCTGCGAGTACGTTCCGGCCGAGCATCCAGATCCCAGGCATTCATGTCGTAGAACCCCGCCGGCAAAACGATCATGTCGGTCGAGCGCTTTCCATCCTTGCCTTTCAACTGTGGGATCGCCCAGACCGTGACCGCCTTGTAACGGAACAGCTGGGGTGCCGGCGACTCCACCAACGGCACCAGATGGCCGATGGCCTCTACCTTGCGCGCCTTGTGCGTGCTGTACTTGGCGACCAGCGCATGCCACAGCCGCGGCGGCAACTGGCTGTGCAGGCGGGCGTGCACCATGCAGTCCACGTCGAGCATATCCCGCACACCCAGGGCGCTCCCCTTGCCCGACGATAGATCGCCTGCCTGGTACAGCTTCTGCCAGGCCTGCTTGGCCGTGTTGTCGATACATTCGGCTGCCAGGCAGCGAACAACGGCACTCAATACGTCACGGTAGATGGTCACGCTGCTTCCCCCACTTCGAATTCTGAAAAATGCACTCGCACCTTCACTGGCCACCACTCCCACGCACCACCACCGTCTTTGGCCACGCCAGGTAGGCGTCGATCGCCTGCACGGCCTCGTCCAGCCCCCGGCATACCATCGCCAGGTACCCTTCCCGCTCCACCTTCTGCAGGAAGGTCCGCTGCGATTCCGACACCGACGCGTCATGCGGCGGGGTGGCCTTGAACTCGATGTACAGCCCGAAATACCCGCCCCGGGCCATCGGCAGCTTGATGTCGCTCACCCCGGCCTTCAGCTTCGCCGCCACAGCCTTCACCCGGTGCCCACCGTTGGGGATATGATAGGCCAGCTCCCAGGCCTCCGGATGCCGCACGCGCAGCCAATTGAACAGCGCCGCCTGCTCCATCCCCTCGTAGTCCACCGAGGGCCGACGCCTCGGCGCCACCCGCCTCTTCACTGCCGTCGCGACCATTTACAGCCTCTCTTTTTGGAGTTCTCGAAAATCGCTGCGCGCCACGACTGGCGCGGCCTGCGCGTCGAACCTCGAAACGGAAGAAACCGCCCCCGTACCGCCGTGAATCGCCAAAAAACCACGTTCATCCAGCCATGCATGCCAGCGCTTCAACGCATCCAGCTTCAGGTCGTCGGCACTGGTGTTGATGTAGGTCTGCGCCGCGAAGCCCATCGCATGGTTCAGCAGCAGCTCGCCGATCAGGTAATCCACGCCGAGCTCGGCCCAGCCAGTGCGGGCCATCTTGCGCAGGTCATGGCTCGACCACTGCCCGCCGCCCAGGCTGGAGAAGATCGCGCTGGCCGTCTTGTCGCTGATCGGCTTGCCGTCCCGCCCGGGGAACAGGCACACCGGATCGCCGCCCTTCGCCTCCTGGATGGCCCGGTACCGGCGCAGCAGCACACAGGCCTGCTCGGTCAGCGGCAGCACATGCTCGGTCCTGGTCTTGGTGTTCTCCGCCGGGATCAGCCAGACCCGCTCGCTCAGGCTGATATGCCGCCAGCGGGCCAGCCGGGTCTCGCCCACCCGCGTGCCGTGGGCCAGCATCATGACCGCCAGCATCCCCTCGAGCGGGGCCTGCTCGAAGCGCGTCGCCAGAGTGGCCAGCAGCTGCCCGGCATCCATCACATGCAGCCGCGCCGCCTTCGGCTTGATCCGCGCCTGGACGAAATCCGTGAACTTCACCGAGGCCAGCGGATCCTCGGCGATCAGCTCAAGCCGCAGCGCCTGCTTGAAGGCCATCGTCAGCACCCGCAGGATCAGACGCACATAGCTCGGCGACAGCATCTCCTGCAGCGGCCACATCAGTGTCTGGTCTACCGCCGAGCGGTTCAGCGCGGCCAGCGGCAGGCTCAACAGGCGCGGCAGCAGGTGGCAGTCGATAGCCGACTTCACCGACGCCTTGCGCTTGGCCGACAGCTTGCGGTCGCGCATCACCCGCTCCCGATACCACTCCAGCAGCTCGCCCACCGTCGACCAGCCACCCTGGCCCACAACCGCCTCCGGATCGGCCACCAGGCGGGCCAGCACCTCGGGCAGCACCGCCAGCGCCGCCTTCGTGTTCAGCTCCGGCCAGCCGGCGAACTTCTTCCACTCGCCCGCCGCCCGGACATCCCAGCTCCCCCGGGACCGCTCCTCGAGGAAGCGCAGGCGCAGCGCCGGATGCTGTGCCGCCCGTAGCCGCCCAACCCCTGGCCGCGCCGCCTGCCGCCGGATCTCCGCGTCCGACATCGCCACCGTCAGCGTCATACTGCTCAATCCACCACCCCCAACTTCCGCAACTGCTCCCAGGTGTCCCGCGCCAGCTCACGCAGCACGGCCTGCCGTTCCTGCTCACTCATTGCCAACCGCCACCCTCACCTCCCTCTGGGCGAGGTTCATGCCTTTACCCCCGAACGCGCCGATTCCCAATCGAACGGAACCAGAATCCCGCCGTTCTCGCGCAGTCGGTCAACACAGCGCTCGCCAAGGGCGGCCGGCAGCTCTTTGGGGCCAAGGTTGGAGACGATGATGGTCGGCAGGCATTGCTCGTACCGGCCGTTGATGATGCGAAACAGGGTAGCCAGCTCGAAGTCGGTCGCCTTGGTTGCCCCGACCTCGTCCAGCACCAGCAGGTCAGATCCGACCAGGATCTTCATGATCTCGGCCTCGCCGCCTTTCCCGCCGTCGTAGGTGCTGCGAATCTCGTCGATGATGCCGCCCACGGTGCGGTAGATGGCGGATATCCCGCGCTCATGGATCAGGAAGTTGGCAATCGCTACGGCCAGATGGGTTTTCCCTGTGCCGACCTTGCCCAACATGAGCATGCAGCGCCCGGCCTTCAGGTGATCGCCGAAGTCGGCCGCATACCCTGCGCAGATCTCAAGCGCCTTACGCTGACCTTCGGCCTTAGCCGAGTAGTCGGCGAACGTCTTGCCCTCGAAACGGCGCGGGATCTTTGCGCGCGAGCGATGCGCGCAGACGAACTGCTCCAGCTTGCGAAGCCGCTCTTCCTCGGCGCGTTCCTTCTCGCGGCAGTTCGGACATCCGGTGCGCTCGCCGCTCTCGCGGATCACTGCGATGTAATCGCCGTGCACCTTGCACTTGGCATGCTCTTTGCCGACAACGCCAAGCCTGCGCTCGATGCCGGACAGGTGGTTCTTCACGTCAGAAGGCATAGGTTCCGTCCTCGCGCATGGTCGTGCCGTCGGTGTAGTTGCGTTTATCGATGCCGGTGTGGCGGCTCTGCGGGAACTGGTGGACGTTGCTGGCCAGTTTCACCTCGTCCTCCCAGCGGCGGCCATTCAGCCAGGTGGTCGGCATCGGAACGTACCGGCCGTCGTCCTTGAGCCAGTCGGCCGAGGCGACTTGTGCTGACAGGCCGGTGATGATCAGCGCGAAGAGTTCCGGAGTGACTTTGAGCTTCGCCCAAGCCTTCTGCGCCTTGGCCTTGTCCTGCCTGCGGGGGTACAGCTTCCAAAAGCTGCTGAACAGGTCGGGAGTTGCTTCGGCAACAGGCGCCATCTGCTCAGCCTCGGCGGACGGCGCGTGAGCCGAAGGCGCACACAGCTCTTCCTGACTGGTTTCCTGATTACTGGTTACCTGACTGGTATCCTGATTTGTCGGAGATTTTTCCGACCCCTCTCGGATTTTTTTCCGACCTACATCGGAGATTTTTCCGATCCTCCTCGGATTTTTTTCCGACCCATCCTCGCCTTGGGTCGGATATTTTTCCGACCCATCCAGCTTGCGGTTCCACTCCCGACCCTTATCCGTCAGGCGAACCAGCGTAATGCTGGCCGTGCTGGACAGCTCGATCAGCGAGGACGACTCGAGCGCCTTGAGCATCCGGTAAGCTGTGTCCGGCTTGTCGGTGAGCAATGGCAGCTCCTCGATGATCTTGGCCTTGCTCAGGGCGTAGAAAATCCCGCCATCAGCCTTGATAGGCTTCGCCCAGCTCGGGCATTCGTAGACGAACGCGAACAGCAGCGCCTGCTGAGCATTCAGGCCCCATTCCAGGGCCTTTGCTTGGTTGATCGTGATGGTGAATTGCATGTCAGGCAGCGCTCCGCTCGGCCTTGTCGTGGGTGAACTGTCCATCCAAGGTCTTTTTCATGGGCAGACCCCTCTTCAGGTACAGCTCGAATAGACGCTCGGCGCCCTTGCGGAGCAGGATCGGCGTATGGCGAATGAACGGCTCTTGGCCGTGCGGGGTGATTTGCTGCTGGTGCTCGGTCATGTAGCGGTCGCGGGCATAGGAGGCCACTCGCCAGCGGACGCCGGTCTTGCTCTCGTTGAACAGCCAACCACGCGACTCCAGGTGGTTGCCGACCTGCATCACGTTGACCCCGTTCAGCCCCTTGCAGAACTCAGCCGGCGACATGCCTTCCTTGAACAGGCTCTGCAGGGCATCGATCTTGATCGCCTGCTCCTCAATTGTGGCCGCCAGCAGCAGACGCTCCTGCTCGCTTTGCAGCGCCATCTGGATCAGCTCCAGACGAGATAGCTCGCGCGGTGCTGCCGGCACGGAGTAGCCGCCCGTCTTGCGAATGGTCGGCAGCACCTCGCCCACTACCCACTCCTCGAAGCGCTCGGCGGACGGCAGGTGCGACTTCATCACCAGGCGGTACAAATCACGCTCGGGGATGAGCGTCATGTCCTGTATACCGCCAGTGGTAAGGACGCCCTGAATCAGGGCCCCCTTGCAGTGGCTGGCAATCGCATTGCGAGGCTTGGCATACCCCAGCACCGCCGCCACATCCTTCGCCACAAACCACGGCTCGCCGTCGATGGTCACGAGGCGCACCTGGGCCTTCTCGAAATTGAACAGCTGGACTTCTTGGGTCATAATCTCCCCCGCATTGTTTTGGCGCCTCGGCGCCGATGAAGAAGCCGGTCTAGCCACCGGCTTTTTTGTGCCTGGCCAATGGCCAGTTTGGAGTGCCTCAAAAGGCTCAGTTCGAGCCTTCATCAGGCGGTAGAAAGCCCGCATCCTGCTTGCCCAGCAGCTTTTCGCTGAGCCACTCCTTCGCCAGTTCCTCTGGCGTTACTCCGCGCTCCCTGGCATGCGGCTCCAACTTCTTCCGCAGGTCTGCATCCAACAGCCCGCACATCAACACTTCGCCGGGCATGACTCCTCCCCTTGCTCCCTGAGCACCCTCTTTTGAGGGCCCCGTTTTCCAGCTTCTGGCGGTAGCTCCGCTCAGCCTCTTCCAGCTTTTCCATCAGTAGTTCCCTCGCCAGCGCTGCAGGCTGCATGTGCCTGAGCAGCGCCAATTGCTCCAGGCGCTCCTGGGCGTCATCGTCCAAGCGGACGGGCACACGGTTTCTCTTTACGTGGGCACGATTCGAATACATCGGTCACTTCCTTTTCGATTCATGACTGCGCTCCTGCAGATGTTGTCCGGGCCGTACGTTGCGGCCTTTTCCTGTGTTGGCTTGGGCGAATCGGCTCTACGCAACCTTCACCGAGGCTTCCAGCACGTCCAGGCTCTGGCGTGCATGGCCGATTTCGCGCCGGATCAACGCCTCTTCGGTCTGGCTCACATGGCCGTCCTCAAGCGCGTCGTGCACCACACGGGTCACGTCGGCCACTTCCTTGGTCATGTGCAGCAGGGCGGCAGACAGGTTTTGCGGCTGGGCCTTCTCCTTGGCCACCAGTTCGAATCCGAACTCGGCAGCGATAACCTGCAGCGGCCGCAAGTCACCGGCATGCAACAGGATCTGGAAGAGCTGCTCGACGTTGAGCCGGTGCGCGTCGTTGTTCGGATTGGCACGCTGGAGCAGCGAGACATGGCTGACGCCCATCTTCCGAGCCAGATCCTTTGCGCCTGCGTCCAGCACCGCGTCATGCAGGGCCTTCAAAAACTCGTCCATCCGTAAAACCTCTCTGGTCTGTCAGTCGTGCCCTGAGTCGAACCAGGACAATCACCGGATCAGTCGAGTGAGATTTCCTCATGCATCCCAACCAATCCACTTGTCCTCTTGTGGTTTCGCATGCCTTTGCGCTGCCACATGAAAAAGCCGGAACCTCGCTGGTAGGCTGTAAAGCTCTCACCCAAAACAGCGAACCAGGAGGTTCCGATGCCCGAAAAAGACCGCTACAAAATTCTTCATAACCTTCACAAAGCAGAAGGAAACCTGGCCTTCTCGCTCGCCCTGTTTGGCGACAAGATCGCCAGCCGCGAGCAATACCGGAGCGGCCTGGATGGCATCGAGGCGGTCCACTTCTATCTCGTCCATAAGTTCGGCTGGCTGCCGGCTCAGGTCAGAGGAATGAGCTATGGGGACCTGCGCTTCGTGCTGAGCGAAGAAATGCATGGCTTCACACTTCCGAAGGAAGCGATTTTCGACTGAAGCCCAATGCCTCTAGTTGGTGCTCAAGCAGCCTTCCCTGTGCCTTGAGCGCCAACACCTTGATGTCCTTGGTTGTCAGCTGCACTGACGGCGCTTCCTTTTCAGCGGGAGCGTCGTGCAGGACCTTCAAAAACTCGTCCATCCGTAAAACCTCTCTGGTCTTTCAGTCGCGCCCTGAATCGTGTGAAGGCAATCTGTCATCACCAAACGCCGCCGATAGCGGCTTGTTATGCGGCGCTGCGCTTTCGTTGAGACGGAAACGGGCGCAGCTCATGCGCCTCGTAGGTGCCGTCCGGTTTGCGGGTGACGTAGATTTCGCGCCCCAGGCGGAGCGCTTTGTTCAGGCCGCCCTGGGTGAGGCCAAGCGCCTTGGCGGAACCTGCTTGCCCAAGCTCGGCGACAAATTCGGAAATGTGGATGCGGCGCATTGCATCTGCTCCATGTGGTACGAGCCACAAGTATTACCGTAGGTCTTAAACATATCAAGACCTCCGGTGTTTGCTGAATTATTACCGCAAGGAATATTGTTGCGGCATGCAAATGACCACCAGAAAACGCCAGCTAACTGCTGAAGAGGCTGCGGAATGTGCAGCCTTGAAGGCTATTTATGCGGAGAAGAAGAAAGCGCTTAAGCTCACGCAAGATGAGCTTGGTGACAGGCTGGGAGGTATCGGGCAGAGCGCTGTAAGCCACTATTTGAACGGTGTGAATGCGCTGAACATTGAGGTTGCATCTGGATTTGCTCGCGAGCTTCAGATTTCCGTCTCTGCCTTCAGCCCCCGCCTAGCCGCAGAGATCGCCCGCATTGCGCAGGCAGCGCCGGGGGCTCCATCCGCTCCCGCCAGCCCCCGGCAGGGGGAAGAGGAGCCGATCGGGCGTGCCATCGTAGGCCGCGCTCTCTTTGAAAAAATCACACCGCGGTCACGAGCCCTCGTAGACCGCATACTCGAAATGGAAGCCCATGGCGCGCTCACTGACGAAGACCTCAAGGTTCTGACGGAAATCGTGGAGCGCTTCGGCTCGCCCAAATAGAAGACTCCGCATGGACGAACTGCTGATAGGGACGCTGCTGCCAGGCGCTGTGCCCATCCATAACCAGAACATCAACCCCGTCTGGCGCGGCAACGTCACGCTGGGCAATATCCGCCGGCAAATGTACGTCAAGGCAGTGGAGCCCAGAACGCTGGCGGTAGAGGTCATCTGCGCGATCATCGGACGCGCGCTCGGGTTGCCTATCCCTCGCCCGGCATTAGTGCGAGTAACCAGCCGTGCATTGCCGGACGCCGTTGTGCCAACCGTCTTCTTCGGCTCCGAGTCGATAGATAACCCTGACCTCAAGCAATGGCTAAACCGCGATGCCGGGCACGCGATGAATCAACTGGCCCAGTGGTCGAAACTGCTCGACGCGGGCTGCTTCGACGAGTGGACGGGCAACGCCGACCGGCACGGCGGCAATATCCTCTATGGCGGCGGCAACAACTTCGTTCTCATCGATCACAGCGAGGCCCTGCCGCGCGGCCTTCCAGTTGCCGATGCCGCAGCGGGCAACTCGCTGCTGTCCTATGCGGCAGATGGCAAGGCACCCAAAGCCATCGACACCCTCTTCAAGGAAGCCAAGGCCTGTGCAGCTCCTTTCGCGGGCACGAGCGTACGCGCCGAGATCCTGGTGATCCTGCGCGACCTTTCAGGCCAGATCACTGTCGACGGGCTGGTGGCATTCCTGCACCAGAGAATACATAGCCTGATGCTGCTAATATCCAAGCGCATCGGTCATGCCCAAGACTCCCTGGTATTGCACAATGATCACCTTTCCTGA